CACATTCATTCGCACATCGAATGGATTTAAAGTTGTTAATCCAGAGGGATTTGTCGCCATTGACAGAGTATCTGGTAATGCAGTAAAACTAGTAGACAGAATGGAGTTTAGTTTTAATAACTTCACTGCAATTAAGGCATGGGATAGATGAAGTCATTTGATGAACTCATGATGGACTTGGGAGAACGCAAGGCAGTCAGTTTTCAGACTAGACGCAAGATGGCTATGCGTATGAGGAAGATGGCGAAGTCATCTGCTTTCAAAGCAAAAGTTGCGAGAAAGAAATTGAAACTTGCAACCCCAGAGATGTTGCATAAGAGAGCATTGAAACAAGCAAAGGCGATGATTATTCAGAAGTTCTCAGGTATGTCTAGAGCAGAATATATGGAACTACCGCCTGCAAGAAGAGTGGAACTAGATAATCGTATCGTTGCAAAGAAGGGTGCTGCTATTCAAAAGATTGCAAAGAAACTTATGGTAAAACTAAAGAAACAAGAAGTAGAAAGACTTAAAAAGGTTAAGGGTATTGAATCATGAAGAGTTTTAAGGACATTAGAGAAGCTCGTGGAGACACTTGCGTTTTTACATTTGGAAGATTCAATCCGCCTACAACTGGACATGAAAAACTTCTAGATAAAGTAGCATCTGTTGCGAAAGCAAATCCAGGCGCTCCTTACTATGTCTTTGCATCTCATTCAGAAAACCCTAAGAAAGACCCTCTTCCATATTCTAAGAAGGTTGCATACATGAAGAAGATGTTCCCAAAACATGCAAGGAACATCATCGTAGACAAAGCAAGAAATGTATTTGAGATTGCAGTATCTCTACACAATAAAGGACACAAAGCAATTGTAATGGTTGTTGGTTCTGATAGAGTGAGTGAGTTTGAATCTCTACTGAACAAATACAACGGTGTAGAAGCACGACATGGTTTTTATGGTTTCGATAATATCGAAGTTGTATCTGCTGGTGAGCGTGACCCTGATGCAGAGGGTGTTACTGGAATGTCTGCATCTAAGATGAGAGCGGCTGCATCTGCAAATGACTTTGAACAGTTTAAACTTGGACTGCCGAAAGGTTTTGGACAGGGTGACAAACTATTCAAGGATGTTCGTAAACACATGGGTATTCGTGAATCATTTATTCCTATGGATGAAGTCCTAACAGAAGAAGACATTTTCAGAGACATGTATGTTCGTGGAGATATTCTAACGATTGGTGAAGAAGTTACCGATAGTTACTCTGGAGTTACAGGTAAAGTTATTCGTAGAGGAACTAACTATATTACCTTTGCAGAGGAAGATGGAACAACTCATAAGAAGTGGTTGTATGAACTTCAGGAGATGACAACTGGACAGTTGATTAAACATGTCATGGCCAAAACTACAAAGAAAAAAGGTTATGATAAAGCAGTAGAAATTCTAAAGTCAGTCATCGACAGAAAGATGGCAGACAATAATGGTAAACTAAAACACACTGTTGATTACTATGCACAACAAGTCGCAAGAACATTCAGAGGCCTTGATGGTAGAGAACTTGCAAAAGCATATGACGCAAAATACGAAGATTGTTGGGCAGGGTATAAACAAGTAGGAATGAAAAAGAAGGGCGATAAAGAAGTCCCTAATTGTGTTCCAGAAGGTGTGAAACAGGACAAAGAGATTAAAGATAGAGAAGGAACTCAACCAGCAAAGTATTATGCAAAAGATGCCGAGGGTGACGATATGTCAAAGTCAACCAAACAGGCTCGTGCAAGACACTTTGAAAAAGGTAAGAAAGGCCCTGCTCCAGGCGATAAATCTGCAAAGACTAAACCATCCAAGTATACTAAAAAGTATCAACAGATGTTTGGTGAAGATGAACAACTGGACGAGAAGATTGAAGGACTAGTTAATAAGTCAGAGAAGTCTGGTATTTCCTATTCTATTCTAAAGAAAGTTTATGATAGAGGTATGGCGGCATACAAGACAGGACACCGCCCAGGCGCAACTGCACAACAGTGGGCATTTGCAAGAGTGAACTCTTTCATTACTGGTGGTAAGACAAGAACTACCGCCGATGCAGATTTGTGGAAACAGCACAAGGGAAAGTCAGAAGACTATCGTGAAGTTGGCACAAACGCAAGAAGGGAGAATGTCCAGAATATGACACCTGGCCAGAAAGTATTTTCCTTTAAGGAACATACAAAATGTGGAACACCAGATTGTTGCAATCAGTGTGAAACATCAAACCTAATTGAATCTAACATTTATCGTGTAGGTTCTGAAATGTATTATGAGTTCTTCAACGAAAAAAGAAAACTCTATGAGAGTGGAGAACTGAATCTACAAGGACACGACAAAGAACTTATCGAAGGAGACATTGGTAAGTTTGCAGTATACGAAGGGGAGAATGTTCCTCTAGATTGTCCAATGGTTGAATCTGAGTATCAAGGAAAAGATGTTGAACTCAATAAACCAAAGGCAGGTGGGCCGAAGAAATACTATGTGTATGTCAAAGACCCACAAACTGGTAATATTAAGAAAGTTACATGGGGTGACACCACAGGACTAAAAGTCAAGTTGAGTGATAAGGATGCAAGGAAGTCATTCGCCGCTCGTCATAAGTGTGACCAACAGAAAGATAAGACAAAGGCCGCATACTGGGCATGTAACCTTCCTCGTTATGCAAAACAACTTGGACTAAGCGGTGGAGGAAATTTCTTTTGGTAAATCCTTACAAGGATGTAAATACAGATGACGGTGCAATTATCAGAACATTTTCAGAAGGACTCAACGAAGAAGAACTGGTATGGCATCGTGATAAACAAGACAGAGAAATAACAGTCGTATCTGGAACTGATTGGCAGTTGCAGATGGACAACAAGTTACCTACAGAATTGAAAAAAGGTAAATTATATTATATTAATGCAATGGAGTATCACCGACTCATTAAGGGAAACGGAACTCTTAGATTAAAAATATGGGAGCATAAAAATGGCTGAACGCTATAGTAACATGAGAGATATCCTTGCCCAGATTCGTGAGGGTTATTCTCCAAAAGAGGTAAAGATGGCAATTGGTATTGCATCTGACCCAAGATATAAAGGTGGCAATTATACTGGTGCAGTAAACGCCATCGAAAAGATTAAAAAGGGATTGTCAAAGCATCCACAGGTTGCGGCTGTCCTAAAGAGACAAAACGAAGATGTCGATCCATCTGATACAGGTGGTGAAGAAGAAGTCTCTATGGCAATGACACAACTCGCTGGTATTCGTCACTTTGTGGACGGTATCGAAATGCGAGTTAAGTCAGCAGGAGACATGGAAGAATGGTATCAGAACAAACTAACCAAAGCACATGATTACCTAAAGACAATCTATGCATATGGTAAGGGTGATGTTGCAGAGTCTCTTGAAGAAGGTAAATCTTCTACTGGTTACGAACTATACCACAAAGACTTCTCATCTGCAATGAAACATGCATACGACTTTGCAAAGAAGAAGTTTGGTATCGAAGTTGACCCTAAAGAAATTGATGACAAAGTTGCATCAGGCCCTCGTAAACCATCAAAGGGCAAGACTAACTCATATCGTCTACTAGGTAAAGATGGTAAGAAGGCAATCCAAGTTCAAGTTTATGGTATGGACAACGGTAAGTATGAGTTGAACATGTATAAAGAGTCTGTAGATTTGGAAGAGGGTGCATTTGGTGAACTACAAATTGCTGCAAAAGACCTTGCAAAGTATGCTTCAAAAGATAAGAAGGATATGGATTATAAAGACTTCATGAAAGCAGCGGCAATGATGAAGACAGGTAAAGTCAAAGAACTCGCAAAGTTCACTAACGACTTGGATACAGAACCAAGAGATAAAATTATTGATATGGTTAAGGGTGCAATCGGTAAGACTGCGGCAGAAAAACTATTCAATGTCACTATCAGAGAAGAAGTTGAACTAACAGAGAAACTAAAAGTCTCTGATGGTTTGGGTGCATGGATTGATGACTTCATGAAATCAGACGCACCACAGTTCAAAGGTAAGTCTGACGAAGAGAAGAAGAACATGGCAATCGCTGCATTCACAGATGCTGGTGGTAAATTAGACGAATCAAAGGTTCTCGCATCCAAAGGCAAGTCTAAGGTTGTCAGTAAAGATGGTGTTGCTAAAGTAATGGTTAAAGGAAAAGAAGTTGCAGCTGGTGACTATGATGATGGTGCTGGTGGATGGTTCATGTCTCGCAAAGGAGATAAAGGACAAAAGTTCTTTGATTCGCCACAGAAAATTATAGACTTTTACAAAGAAGAATATGCAACTGAAGAAGTTGAATTGAAAATAAAAGAAGAGGAAGAACCTCAAAAACCTGATTCTGCAAAAGAAGTAGAACAGGGTAGGGAAGATAAGAAGAAAACTCGTATCGCCCAGTTGCAGTTGCAGATT